CGGCTATAAAGAGCTATATCAAATAGCTACTAGAGAAAATTGGGCTAAGTATCCGGAAGCGACAGATCGTCGTTTGGCTTTAATGCAAAGGCAGTTTAATGCAAAGGCACTCGATGCGCGTCATCGTTATGAGAACACTGTGGCTCCTTTGAAAAAAGAGTTGAATGTCTTAAAAAAAGCAAACACTGTCAGAAAAGGTGTTGCCATAGCGTCTACGGGTGTAGCAGTAGGCGCTGGAGCTACGTATGTTTATAGTAAGATTCAGGCTAATGCCGCCAGAAAGCGGATCTCCGACATCGGTCACGAGAAAGCGGTTGCTGACGTTAACCGGCAGATTGAACATATGAAACAGACTTATGGAAACGTCAAGCTTAGCGATCTCGATAAAAAGAAACGTTAGGAGTTGATGATATTTGCTCTCAAATACTGCGACTCCTATTTACTATGGTGCCTTTCGCGATAAGGTTCTTCGCGGTGAGATCCCTGTTAATCAGGAAATCTCTATGGAGATGAACCGAATTGATCAGCTTATTGCTAGCCCTAACATCTATTACGACGATGAAGCAATTAATGGTTGGATTAACTTTTGCGAAAGTGAACTTACCTTAACTGACGGATCTGACCTTCATTTGCTTGACACATTTAAACTGTGGGGTGAGCAGATTTTCGGCTGGTACTATTTCGTCGAACGATCAGTCTACGAGCCGAATCCTGATGGACACGGAGGCAGATACGTTAGCAAGCGAATACTTAAAAGACTGGTTAATAAGCAGTATCTAATCGTTGCCAGAGGTGCAGCGAAGTCAATGTATGGTTACTGCATTCAGGCGTTCTTTGAAACAGTTGACCCTTCGACTACGCATCAGATTACTACGGCTCCTACTATGAGACAGGCTGACGAGATCATGTCTCCGTTTAGGACCGCTATCATTAGAGCCAGAGGTCCGTGGTTTAAGTTCTTAACTGAGGGCAATATCCGCAACACTACTGGATCGAGAATTAACAGAGCAAAGCTGGCATCAACTAAGAAAGGCATCGAGAACTTTCTTAACGGATCACTTCTGGAAATTAGGCCAATGTCTGTCGATAAGCTTCAGGGGCTTCGAGTAAGAATAGCTACGATTGACGAATGGCTTTCTGGAGATGTCAGAGAAGACGTTGTTGGCGCAATTGAGCAGGGTGCGTCTAAGAATGACGACTACTTAATAGTTGCAATGAGCTCGGAAGGAACAGTTCGTAATTCCGTAGGCGATACAATCAAAATGGAGTTAATGGACATTCTTAGGGGTAAGTATGACAACTGGCACACTTCGATTTGGTACTACAGGCTTGACGACATTAAAGAAGTAGACAATCCGGCCATGTGGCTTAAGGCTAATCCTAACCTTGGCAAGACAATTACGTACGATACGTACATGCTTGACAAGGAACGAGCAGAGAACGCTCCTGCCGCAAGAAACGACATTCTTGCCAAAAGATTCGGGATTCCTATGGAAGGTTACACTTACTTCTTTACGTACGAGCAGACAAAGCCTCACAAGAAACGAGACTACTGGAACATGCCTTGCTCACTTGTCGCAGACCCTTCCCAAGGCGACGACTTCTGTGCATTCACGTTTCTGTTTCCACTTCCTAACGAATTCTTCGGAGTCAAAGCTAGAAGTTATATTTCCGAGCGAACTCTGTACAAACTCCCAGGAGCTATGAGAAGTAAATACGATGAGTTTATGGCAGAAGGCACTCTTGTCGTTATGCCAGGAACTACTCTCAACATGAACGACGTTTATGAGGACCTTATTAGGTACATTGAAGAAGTTGTAAATTACGACGTTCAGTGCTTTGGCTATGACCCTTACAACGCCAGAGAAGTAGTTGAAGCTTGGGTTAAGGACCACGGCGAATACGGTGTCGAGAAAGTCATTCAGGGAGCAAAGACAGAATCGGTTCCTCTTGGAGAGATTAGGGATTTGGCTGAAGATAGAAAACTTTTGTTTGACGAAGAGATTATGTCATTCACCATGGGAAACTGTATCACACTTGAGGACACCAATGGAAATAGGAAGTTACTTAAGAAAAGATATGAACACAAAATCGATAATGTAGCAGCTCTTATGGACGCCTGGGTTGCTTACAAGCTAAACAGAGAGGCGTTCGAGTAAGGAGTACTATGTTATATGAATCTTCTTATTACGGCGTTGCTGGTCTTGGCGACGATAGCCTACAGCACCATGGAATAAAAGGTCAGAAGTGGGGTGTTCGCCGTTTCCAGAATGCTGACGGTTCGCTTACCCCGGAAGGACAAAAGCGATACGGCGCTAACAGTATGACTTCAGCTGAGCGTAACAAGATGATCCGATCTTTGCACGGTGACGGTAGACTTAACTTTGACAAGTTGCCTGACACAGAAAAGAAACGCTCGTTCCTAGATGCCGCTGACAAGTTAGCACGAGCAAACAAAGAACTGGAGGATTCCCTTGATGCCTTTTACGGCGATCATGACACGTATGTGAAATACACAACGAAAAGCGCAGCGGAAGCTTGGAAAAATACAAATGAGTATAATAAAACTCACATTTCCTACAAAGACTGGGTGGATTCATATGTTAACGATGATGCAGACCAGGGAGCTAAAACAGGCTTAGATTACTATTTCGACGATCATCCCGACAAGCGCCAACGCTATGAAAATGCTGTGGGTGAAACACGTAAGGCGTATCGAAGTATAAACGCCGCTCGTGACGCGTATGTAAAAGAGCTAGTTTATGATCAAGGAAAGCGTACTGTACAAAGGTATGGCACAAAACTTGTTAACGGCCAATACAAGACAGTCAAGGTCGAAGAACCGCTTAGCCGTGCTGTTCTTACCCAGCTGTACGACGTCGAACATGACATCGAAGAAAGGATCAATAAATCAAAATGAGTTTAAAAGATAGGTTACAGCATGGCTGGAACGCATTTATGGGTCGAGACCCGACCCCGATGGTAACTATGGAAACCGGCGACGTCTATCGTCCTAACTACTATAAGCTCTCTAGAGGCAATGAGCGGTCAATGATTACTGCTATCCTTAATCGTATCGCTGTAGACGTAGCGTCTAACTCTATCGAGCACGCCAGAATGGACGAAGAGGACCGATACCGAGGCCCGATGACTTCGGCGTTTAACGAGTGCCTAACTGTGGCTGCAAACTGTGACCAGTCTGGCAGGTCGTTCATTCAGGACGCAGCTATGTCACTTCTTGATGAAGGCGTTATTGCAATAGTTCCGACAGAAGCTACGGCAGACCCTCGAATCACGGCCTCTTACGATATTGGTTCGCTTAGAATTGGTAAGGTTACACATTGGTATCCGCAGCATGTAACGGTTCTTCTCTACAATGAGATTACCGGAAGGAAAGAAGAGCGGCTTTATCCGAAGTCCATGGTTGCATTGCCGGAGAATCCATTCTTTGCAATCATGAATGAGCCAAACTCGATCTACCAGAGACTTGTTAGCAAGCTAAGGATGCTTGACGTTATCGATAGACAGTCTAGTTCGGGTAAACTGGATCTGATTATTCAGGTGCCTTACGGCGTTGGCTCGAAGACGAGAAAAGAGAGAGCTGAAGTTAGACGTAAAGAGATTGAACGGCAGCTCTCAGGTTCCAAGTACGGTATAGCCTACATTGACGGTACTGAGAAGGTAACTCAGCTGAATCGTGCTGTAGAGAATCAGCTCTTTACGCAGGTTGAGTACTATACCAACATGCTTTTCTCGCAGCTTGGTATGCCTAAAGCAGTCTTTGAAGGAACCGCTGATGCAGCTACAATGCTTAATTACCAGTCGAGGACAATCGAACCAATCATTTCAGCAATAGTCGACGCTATGCGCTGGAAGTTCTTAACCAAGAAAGCTAGGACACAGGGACAAAGCATTGTCTTCTTCCGTGATCCGTTTAAGTTAACACCGGTTGAACAGATTGCTGAGATCGCCGACAAATTTACGAGAAACGAGATCTTGTCTTCTAATGAAGTTAGACAGATCATTGGCTATCGTCCGTCTGACAATCCTCAGGCTGACGAACTTAGAAACTCGAACATGCCGCAGCAGGATGAACAACCTCCGGCAGAAACCCCGGCTGGGGAAGAAACAGATAATCAC